ACTTGAGAGTGTGGTTAGTCAGGTAAATGGAATTTTTGTTATTGTTCAGGGATTGGATAATAGAACAAAAACGATGAGTCATGATCTTATTAGAATAGATGCTACTATGTGTAGTGTATTAGGTATCCGCCCAGATTTAGAAAGGATTGCGAGAGCAGACGGGAAGGAAGATGCAAGGAAGGACTAATGGATGTAGCACAAGCAATCAGCGACTATGGTTTTCCAATCGTAGCTACAGTAGGTTTGCTTTACATGATTTACTTTATTTGGAGTTTTATTACTACAAAAATTAAAACTAGACTAGGAGAGACACAAAAAATAGTAGTAGATTTAATTGATCGTATTAGATTGTTGGATAACGACATTATCAGATTACAGCAAAAACTGGATACAGTAATAGAATTGCGAGAGAGGATAAAAAAAGAAGATGAGAAAAAAAAATCCAATAGGAAAATCAAATAATAAAATTTTAGGTTTGGCTGTCATTTTCATTTTTATTTTTATTGTTTCAGGATATTCATACTCATTGCTCGCAGATCAATTAGTACATAAGTTTGGTAGCCCTGCATTTAATGGACAAAATCAGTCGGCACATTATTTAACGATTGATGAGCAGGAAAGAACCAGACAAGAGAAGATAGCGGAAGATATACAAGATGCTTTAGAAGAAGCGGAACGAGAAGCAGACAACACAGTTCTGGCTAAGTTTATTCGTAACCTAGAGTCTCGTATTTACTCTACTCTAGCTAAAGATATATCAGAATCTTTGTTTAATTACAGTGGCATACCCACAAAAGATAATCCAATAGCAGGTGAGATAAATTTAGAGGGCAACATATTAAAATGGATAAATGATGGAGTCACAATTACCTTAATCATTGAAGAATGGTTTGATGGTGTTTTAATTTCTACAACTGAAATAGTTATTCCCGTAGGTAGTTTTGGTGGCTGTTGGATTGATTGTGACGGATGAAATGGTACTTAGTCCTAGCTGTTATATTGTTAAATAGTTGTGCACCTATAGCATTAAACCCTATATATAATAAATGTAAATTTCCTTTTACTTGTGAACAAGGACCACAGATTGTTCCGACTTCAGCTAATCAATTATTAAACCTCCCACCACCTAATAGTAAAGCAGTTGTTGCAGTCTATAAGTTTCCTGACCTTACAGGACAAAGGAAGTCTAGTGATAACTTAGCTAGCTTTAGTACTGCAGTTACCCAAGGAGCAGAACACATGCTTATAGAAGCATTACGAGATGCAGGTAGAGGAAATTGGTTTGTTGTTGTAGAAAGAACAGGACTAGATGGACTAACTAGAGAAAGACAGCTTATTAAAAACACTAGGCAAACTTATGCAGGAGAAGGGGAGAACATACTTAAACCTTTGCTATATGCAGGAATATTATTAGAGGGCGGAATTGTCTCTTATGATACTAATTTAAGAACGGGGGGTAATGGAGCAAGATATTTAGGTATTGGTATAAGAAATCAATACCGAGAAGATAAGGTTACAGTAATACTTAGAGCAGTTTTGGTGCAAACAGGCGAAGTTATAATTAATGTAACAGCTACAAAAACTATATTATCTACAGGTAGAGGCACTGATTTATTTAGATTCTATGAATTAGGAACGCAATTGGGAGAGGGGGAAACAGGTAGTACATTTAATGAACCAGTAGGATTAGCCACTAGAAAAGCAATCGAAGCTGCGGTTTATGGTTTAGTTATAGATGGTTTAGAAAAACAAATTTGGGATTTTAATTATGATTCATTGGTATCGGAGGAATAAGATGAAGAAATTTATTACTTTAATTATTTTGTTTGTTTCAGCAATTTCTTGGGCTGGAAATAACGACATATATATTACCCAGACAGGCACGGGACTAACTCTTACAATTGATCAGATTGGAGCCACCAATAAGGTTGGTACTACTTCAGCTAGAGCCATTGTAAGTGGTACGTCTATGACTTTAGATATAGACCAAATAGGGTCTAGTAATACTTTCGCAGCAAGTATTCTACAAGGTAATAGTTCCAGTTGGACTTACAGCAATACAGGAGATAGCGGTTCAGCGACCTTTGCGGTAGGTGCGACAGGAGATGTAGCACAATCCGATTTTGATTGGGCTTCTTCTGGTGGCGATGGGAATATCTTAGTCTTTACACAAGGTGCAGATGCAACTGCCACATCAGGGGATCAAGACTTTGCTATTACAGGTGCTTCCAACAACCTTAATGTTAAATGTGAGGTCATAGGTTGTACTAATGCTTGGACCATTTCAGGAAGTTCTAATGACATAGACACTGTGCAGTCAGGAGCCAATGACCACGATATTACAGTTAATTTAACAGGCAGTTCAATGGATATTGATATACACCAAACTGATACCACAAGCACGAATGTAGCTAATTTATTATTACAAAGTAGCGGTGGGTCAGGAAGCTCTGTTGACATTGACCAATGTGCAAGTGGCTGTTAATACTTTTATTTGCTACTAATGCCTACTCCGAGATAGGAGAAATATCAGAACTTAGGGGTAATGGAGAAATCCTAAGACAAACAGGGGGAGACAAACTTCTTGCAGAACTCGCTTTGGATATTCTTTCTTATGACAGCGTGTTTACTGGTAATGGGCGTATAGCTATCCAATTTGTTGATGCGTCTATTATAAAGCTGACAGAGCATTCTAAGATCGTTATAGACGAATATATTTACGATCCCGACCCAACTAAAAGTAAGCTTGCCTTGAACATGGCGAGTGGTACGGCTCGTTTCATAACAGGTGCTTTAGGAAAGATAGATAAAAGAAATATATCTATTAAAACTCCATCAGCCAACATAGCTATTCGTGGAACTGATTTCACTACCACTGTAGATGAATTGGGAAGGAGTTTAGTTATATTGTTGCCTGATGCAGACGGAACGACCTCTGGAGAAATAGCGGTAGAAACATGGTCAGGAACAGAGATACTTAATAAACCATTCCAAGCTACGATGGTATCTACTTTTGAATCGCAACCCACTAAGGCGGTAGTCTTGGGTAATATTACACTCGGCTTAATAGATAATATGTTAATTGTTAGTCAGCCTCCAGAAGTAGTCGAAGCTGTAGAAGAACAACAAGCAGACGCTAAGACAGAACTGGATAAAGATTTTTTTGAGGAAGGAAACGATTTAGAGAAAGACTATCTAGAGGAAGAAGAAGAAATATCCAGATTGGATATAGACTTATTGAGTTTTGATTTCTTAGTGGACCTGTTAGCTATAGTGGAAACAGGTTCTAAAAAGAAAACTGAATCAGGGGGAGAATTAGACGGCATAGAACTAACAGGTATTGTGCCGGGATTTGACCCAGTGTATCAAACTTATTCCTTTGTAGAAGGAGAATACTTACATTTAGTTCATCAAGGTAGTAATACATTTGATATTGGGTTGGATAAATATGCAGCAACTTATTTGAATATAAATACTGCTGGAATCATAATGGAAATAGAGGTTAATGGTGCAGGGGATAATACGATTATTATTTTTCAGTCTCCTTAGTTGTAGTGTTTTTGCAGGGGATAACCTGATAACACTACAAACCAAAGGAAGTGGATCAACTATAACTATTAAGCAAGCTGGAAATAGTAATACCACAGGTATTTATTGTGGGTTAGGAAGCTTTGATAACTCCTTAGTGGGTACTCATACTTGCGACAATGCCACTATTACTGCAAGTGTTACAGGTAATTCCAATATAGTTTATTCACAATCGGTATGGTCTAACCACACAGGGCAAAGCTGGATAACCACTGTTGACGGCAACGATAACTACGCAGTTATAGACATGGATGAAGACGACAGCACCTCTCGAATTACACAGACAGGCGATGATAATCAAGCGTGGATATTGGGTTCTGGTGATGATAATGTTTATAAAATAGAACAATTAGGCGATGACTACTACGCTAAAATCTATGCGTTTGGAGATGATTCGGATGTCTGGATAACTCAAGAAGGCACAGGAGATCATAACGCTTATGTTCTTAACTATCCGGGTGGAGATAATAATTCCACTAGATTAATCCAAAAGGGATCAGGCAATAAAGATGCTGATATATTCTTTTATAGTGGTGCTGACGACAATGATGTTAATTTAACCCAACAGGGAAATGGAGCTCATGGTTCAAATATGAAGTTCTATACAGATAGCTACGATGTAACAGTAATTCAAAAAGGTTCATCAAATCAATCTTACTCAGCTCAGTTTAATTGCAGTGGTAGTGGTTGTAACAAAACTATTTCAATAACTCAGCAATGAACAAATGGCTGGTTGGGGTGCTAATTACAGGCACTTTAATGATGCCTTTATTATTTAGCTGGAGTGCTTTAGAAATAATTAAGCTCAAAACTTTTGATGCTTTAATCCCAGAAAAAGAGCCATCAGGTTATTTTTCTATTCTTAATATAACTGAAGAGGATATTGAACGTGAAGGAGGCTATCCCTTACCTAGACAACGATTAGCTGAAATACAGGTTGATTTATTAAACAAGGGAGCGATTGGAGTTGGCTGGGTTATGGCTTTTCCACAACCTGATCGGTTTGGTGGAGATTCCGTATTTGCAGAAACACTAGCTTATGCTCCTACTGTATTAGCGATGTTTGAAAACGATAGCGGAGATTATCCACCGACCACAGGTACTGTGATTATGGGAGAAGACTTCGGAGGAATTGACGCAGAAGGGGTTATTCAAAACATTGATATTCTTAAACAGAATGCCAATCAAGGTATTGCCGTAGCCAGAACAGAGGTTGATTCTTTAGTGAGAAGACTGCCTTTGTTGTTAAGAACTCCTAATGGCTGGGTTCCTGCTTATGGCACTGAAGTATTAAAAATACTGGCTGGAGCAGACACTTATTTAATTAAAACGAATGAGAATGGAGTAGAGGAAATACGGGTTAGAGGATTAAATCCTGTATCTGTTGATTCATTAGGTCGTAAGTGGATTAGTTGGGTAGATACACCACAAACTGATTTACAGGAAATGCAGGTTAAAGATAAGTTTGTCTTTGTAGGCTTTACGGCTAAAGGCATAATGCCTCAGTTGAGTACTCCTTCTGGATATCTGGAGCCTCATAAGATACAAGCAGCACTCGCAGAAAGTATATTAATTGAGGACAGCCCATATGTTCCTGATTGGGGTTTAGCAGCAGAAGTTTTAGGTTTTGTAGTTACAGTTCTTTTAGCATGGTGTTTGATAAATATTTTCGGCATAACTTTGGGTATATCTTTTGGTAGTCTATTATTTTTATTAACAGCAGGAAGTGGGTATTACTTAATACAACAAGGACTTCTTATAGATGTTACTTGGACTTTAATATCACAATTTATTACAGCGTCTACAGCATTTTATCTACGCTTTAGAGAACAATATAAATTAAGACAACAGATAAAAGCTCAGTTTGGTAAGTATCTCGATCCTAGAATGGTTAAAAAACTCCAAGACAATCCTGAGTTGTGTCAGGTCAATGGTAAAAGAGTGGACTGTTCTATTATATTTACTGATTTAAGGGGATTCACAAGTCTCTCAGAGTCAGTAGAGCCTGAAATGGTTACATACATTATGAATAGTGTATTAGATGTACAGGTTAAAGCAGCTAATAAATACTTTGGTTGCACCGATAAATTTATTGGTGATGCGGGTATGTTTCATTGGAATACGATTATTCCACAAGACGATCATCATACTTTGGCTTTAAAAGCAGCCCAAGAAATAGAAAAGAATATTGAAGAATTAAACATTAGATTTAAAGAAGAAGGTATACCTGAAATAGCGATAGGTATAGGAGTTAATTCGGGAGTCTGTATAGCTGGTAACTTTGGAGCTACAGACAGATTTGCTTTCTCTTTAATTGGCGATCCGTGTAATGTCGCTGCTAGATTGGAGTCAAGTACGAAGATCGCAGGAGTTGGGGTATTAATCGGAGAAGAAACTGCAAAAAATGTTGATTTTAATTTGCGGTTATTAGAGCCAATAGAAGTTAAAGGAAAAGCTAAACCATTACAGGTTTATACATGGGGGAGTTAATATTAAATTAGCCGACCCCTGTCGGTCTGGAGTCAGTCTGCTCCTGCTCTAAATTGGCAGGGGAAGGTTTAAAAAAAGGAGCATAAATGAAATTATCAATAGGTTTAGGCATAGCATTAATCTTAGTAGCTACTGGTTCATACTTTTGGATAGGCAAACTCAATGATGAAATTGTTATTTTAAAAAGTAATGCCATTGTCCTTGAAGGGGAAATTAAGAAACAAAATGAGCAGATAAAAAAACAATTAGAGGAGCAGAAAAAGACTTACGCTCAAATAGATAACCTTTCAAGAAAGAATCAAGAAAGTATGCGTGAAGTTAATGCTTTAAAGCAGACATTTGCCCGACATGATTTAGATGCTTTAGCTTTGGCTAAACCTAAATTATTAGAAGGTAAGGTTAATAAAGCAACCAAGCGTGTATTTGACGGTCTAATAAAATTAACTGATCCTCGACAATTTGACGAGAAAGACGATGAAAGTTCTGCTGGTAGTTAGTCTTTCGATCTTAATGGCAAGCTGTTCTATGTTTCAGTTTGGCGGAACTAAAACTAAACCTGTTGAGGTAGTAAACATAGCAGAAAGACCTCCCATGTTTCACCCACCATTACCAATGGAAATGCAATTGGTTACTGTGGATTGGGAGATACTAACGCCAGAAATTCTGAAAGAATATCTACAGTTGGTAGAAGAAGGAAAGGCTCCAAGACAGGCTTATTACGCACTGACCACTAAAGATTATGAAAATATCAGCAATAACATGGCAGAGATTAAGCGTTATACGAGAGATATTTTGGCGATTGTTGAATATTACAGAAGTCTTGATGATGAGGAAGAAGACGATGGATGAAGATAAATTAATGAAAGAGCTTATTGCCGATGAAGGATTTGAATATGAAATCTATTTAGATCATCTTGGTTATCCTACATTGGGAGTAGGTCATCTAATAACTGAAAAAGATGAAGAACATGGAAAGCCAGTAGGAACTCCTGTTTCTGAGCAGAGGATCAGAGAGTGTCTGGATAATGATATAAAAATTGTCTGTGATGAATTAGATATGAAAGAACCTTGGTGGAGAAATCTCAGTGATAATCGCCAGAGAGTAATAGCCAATATGTGTTTCAATTTGGGACACCCACGTCTTAGTAAATTTAAAAACTTTATTAATGCTATGCAAGTTTCAGATTGGGAAC